CTCAATGTCTAGTGCTTGAAGCAATGGAGTTCTCTCAGCACGAACCATGTCTTTCTTGATTTCACGAGCCTTCTCGATATTTACTTTTATAATCATTTAATCACCTTTAAATTTACAATTGTCGTTATGAAACTGATACATAGCACCACCGCCGCCTTGTTTACCGCAATGAACACAAGTTATTATTTTATACTTTCCTCGTTTAACACCTTGTTTAGCTAAACTTATTCTTAGCTTTGTTTCATCAGATGCTTTTTTACCTTCACGATTTGAAGGTTTGCCAAGTTTAGCAAGCCTCATCTTTTCTTTAGAAGAATCAGAATGTTTATGACCTTTCATATTGCTAGGTAAACCTTTCCTAGCTTTTCTCATGTTTTCAAGATGTTGCTCAGAAAACACCATTCCTTTTCTAGACTCACTAATTTTCTTAGCTACTTCAGGGTTTCTCATTGGGTTTGCATCACCAAGAGCAGCACCAAACACAGTATTTTTTGAGTTGTACAAGCTATCAAAATAAATATCAATAACTGCTTGTTCTAACTCTCTTACTTTTTCTTCAGTATCAACAGTTTTGTTTACAATGAATTCAAAGCACTTTTCACCATATTTATTCCAAGCCCTTTGAAGATGTGTGCAATGGTGTTTGTTTCCTCTTAATAATGATTTGTGAACTCTTAATCGCTTATAAACATTAACAGAACTACCAACATACAAGGTGTTAGTATTTATGTTTTTAATTGTGTATAAGCCAGTTGTCATTACATCTCCATGTACCAAGCATTACGGAATGTACGGTCTGTAGGAATGTCTACAACATCTACAATCTTATAAGCCTTGCCAGCAGGTACATCTTTAGCAGCAATCTGCTCAATAGTTAAGCCACAGTCAGGGCTAGGAACGATGATAGCAACTCCACCATCTTCTGTTTGATAAATAATTCTCTTGTCCATAATTACTCCTTAATAAATTTGTTTAGCGGAATACAGTGATACCTGCTTGTAAAGGGTCTACTTGTGAATTTGAATATAGTCTAAATGTTACTCTAAATGCAGAAGAACTAGTAGCTCCTGAGCCAATTGACATACCTGTATAAGAAGGTGATTCATTCTGTGAACCAGCACAAGCAAAACTGTAATTAGCATCAGCTAAAGCAGTTGTAAAGTTTACTGTATAGTCGCCTGTTGCATTATCAGTAATAGATGATACATTCAAAGAAGCTCTGATAGCTACTGTTCCAGTTCCGTTAAAATTTACCCAAGCCTTAGCTAGTCCATTGATTGCAGGAGAGCTAGAGCCTGTGCTGTCTTGTATTGTGTTTACTCTTAGTGTACTCATTGTTTACCTTTAGCGGAAGATAGCAATATCAGCATATGTAGGGTCATAGCTACCACTAGTAGAAGTTATATAAACTCCTAACTGAGTTGTAGTGTGAGGTGCTTCCCATGCAATAGTGCCATTTGGAGTTATTCCTGCATGGTGTTGGCAACCTCCAACAGCACAATAGCTGCTGTCAGGAATAGCACCACCTGTAAAATTTACTGTGTAATTACCAGTACTATTATCTGTAATACTTGATACATTGAAAGAAGCTCTAATCGCAACCGTACCAGTTCCATTGAAATTAACCCAAGCCTTTGCAGTACCATTGATAACAGTCTCTGAAGGAACTGAAGCTGTACCGCCTTGGTTGGAGAGTGTAGTAAGTTTTAGTGTACTCATGTTTACCTTTTAGCGGAATACAGAAATCAGAACATAAGGACAATCATCTTTAGAGCCATCCGATGCAGCTGTTGCTCCGTATGCTGTCCATAATTTAACTGCTGAAGTTGTTGGTGTAATAGACTCATCAATTTGACCTGTAGATGCACCACGATTCCCGTTTGTATTAAGGTTTTGAACCATACAATTCACAGCATAGTTTGCATCAGGCATAGCTGTCGTAAAGTTTACTGTATAAATACCAGTACCATTATCAGTTATGCTTGATACATTACCTGAACCACGAATAGCAACAGTACCAGTACCATTAAAGTTCACCCATGCTTTACAAGTGTAGACTTCAACACCATTGATATTCTGTAGTGTATTAACCTTTAGATTACTCATTAGACAATCACCCAAGTAGAACCACTAGGGATAGTCACCGTGACACCACTAGCGATTGAAATAGTTCCTGCAGACATAGCATTACATCCTGCAGAGATAGAATAGTCAGAAGTTACTGTCTGTCCATTCTCAAAGAAAGGTTGTCCAGTTATCTTCAAAGGAGCAGTCATTGTATCACCAGTTTTAGCAACAGCATTCGCTGATGAGAATACTCCGTAAGCTACAATCACTACTTCATCATTTAAGACACAAGCACTATTAAGAACTACAGTAGTTCCTGTAGAAGCTACATAGTCACTTGCTAATAACTTAACACCGTTTAAGAATACATCTAAGAATCCTACTGTGTAACTAGCAGAGAATGATGTCTGTCCTGCTACTGCAATAGTCTCATAAGTAGTTCTGCTTCCTAAGTTATTAGAATTAACCCAGTTAGTGCCGTCATATCTTAAAACATTACCTGTGGCTGCTGAAGTAATAACTACATCAGATAAATCATCTAAAGCTGGATTAGCGGTGATTGTAGCCCATGAAGCATCAGTTCCGTCAGTAGTAAGATATTTACCAGAATTACCTGTTTGGTCTGGTAGAGCATCAACAGTAGCCCAACTAGTGTTAGTTCCATCAGTAGTTAAAAACTCTCCAGCATGACCTGTTTGAGATGGTGTGTAACTAGCTGCTAGAGTAGCACTGGCAGCAGCAGCTGAAGCACTTGATGCAGCAGCAGTAGCAGAACTAGCAGCATTGGTAGCACTTGTGGCTGCAGCAGAAGCTGAGTTACTTGCATTCGTTGCTGATGTAGAAGCACTACTTGCTGAGGTACTTGCTGATGATGCACTAGAAGCAGCATTGGTTGCTGCAGTCTCTGCATTTGTTTCTGCTAATTCAGCAGCTGCTTGAGCAGTCTCTGCATTAGTCTCAGCAGTTTCAGCATTAGTTTCTGCAGTCTGTGCAGCAGTTGCACTATTGGCTGCATTAGTAGCTGAAGTAGCTGCATTGGTTGCTGAAGTTGAAGCTTCAGATGCCTTAGTAGTGGCTGTCGATGCTGATGTCGAAGCAGAGGAAGCACTAGAAGCAGCACTAGTAGCTGAACCACTTGCGGAAGTCGCTGAAGAAGCGGCAGCAGTCGCACTAGTAGCAGCATTAGATGCAGATGTACTAGCAGCAGAAGCAGATGAAGCCGCATTCGTCGCAGATGTCGAAGCTGCTGAAGCAGACGATGCTGCATTAGTAGCTGATGTACTGGCTTCACTGGCTTTTGTTGTCGCAGTTGAAGCAGAACTTGATGCAGATGTTGCAGCAGTTTCAGCATTAGTTTCAGCGGTCTCAGCATTTGTTTCAGCAGTCTCAGCGTTAGTCTCGGCAGTCTCTGCAGCAGTCTTAGCAGCAACAGCAGCAATTCTAGCAGCCTCTGCAGCGTCAGCATCAGCTTGAACTTGAGCAGCTAACTCACGAACTAATAGAGCTTCACTGGCTGAGTCTCCTGTAGCGTCTCCCGCCCCTCCTGCACCCCGGTACAATGCCATTTAAACTTCCTTTAATTGTTTTTTCGTTGTTAAAGGTTTCTTTAATACTTCTTGCTTCTCTTCTTTAACTACCTCTGTATACTCAGGATGTTTTCGTAGTGAATCAATATCATGCTGAGATTCAAATAAGAAGATGTTTCCTGTAGCGTTATCTTTAAAGTATGCCATTATGTTTCCTTACATAGTTACTCATGTTTTGCATTACAGTCACATCTTCATTTAATAAACCAAGAGCTGTATTGCAAGGATTACATAGTAATTCTCTTACTACACCTGTTGTATGATTATGATCTACTACTAACTTATCAAACTCTTTATTACAACAAGCACATTTTTTATTTTGTTTGTTAAACATTTCTAAGTAATCATCATGTGTGATTCCATAAGCACGTTTAAGTTTTGTATTTCTATTTGAAGCTTTAACTTTTTCAGGATTATTACTTCTATAAGTGATTCTTCTATTATATTCTTTTTCTAAATTTTTATAATAGTGTTCTTTACGTTTTAAATTTCTACAAAGTTTACAATGAGAAGTTAAACCGTTTTGTTTCTTACTATCTTTAGAAAACTCCGTTGCTAATTTAAATTCTTTACATTTAGTACATTGAATCATAATTATCCTTTAGGAGAGGAATTGGGGAGTTTTGAGCCACTACTCCCCTAAGTGTCCTAAGTTCTTACGAACCGCTCATTTTATCATGCAGGTACGGCTAAAGCAACTGCACTACCGTCACGCAACTCTTTCACACCGAACAATGTGTCAGCTGTGAACAAGTCACCAAGGTACTCTTGTTTGTATTGAGTCTGAGTACGAACACCCATTTGCTCAACTAGAACAGCGAAGTCCTTATGACCTAACAAGCAGATACGGTCACCGTCAGTAGCAGCGTCAGCGTTTGAAGTTACAAATACTGGGATACCATAAACGTTACCGATTTCACCGTTACGGATTGTGTTGCTTGAACCTACTTCACCAACGAAAGCTTGCTCAGTGAAACGGGCGATACCCATCAATGTGTTACGTGTTGATGGAGGAACGATCAAGAAACGACCGTCCATTGGTACATCGTTGTCATCCAAACGTTGGATTGAACGACGGATAGCTGCGTCAGTCAAAGCACCTGCAGTACCTGTGTAAGCAGTTGTACCATCAGCACCAGAGTAAGCACCTGTGTAAGCTGCTGTACCGTCACCACCGTTAACACCACGACCCAACTCAAGGATCAATGAGTCAACTTTACGACCTAAAGCGTAACCTGCGTCATCAGTGTAGAACTGACGCATAGAAGCTAAAGATTGTGCAGCAACGATGTCTTCGATCATTACTGAGAATTCCCAGTGTTGATCAATGTTAACAACAACTTCAGTCGCTGTATCTGTGTTTAATGTTACTTGTGTGTTAGCTGCCTTAGCGTTAGCTGAACCACGACCCGGTTTAGGGATATGAACTGCGTCACCCTTTTTACCTTTGAAGTTCATCTTCTTGATAAGGTTTGCTGCTACCAAGCTCTTCTTGTAAGTTGCTACAACTTCGTCGCTCCATACTTCTGGAATAAACTTAGCTGCAGTTGTAATTGTTTGATGTCCTGAACCTAATGCCATTTTTAAATCTCCTAGTTAATTAATTTGGTCTACCTTTGATGCGACCTTCTTGGTACGCAACTAAGAACTCATCGGCTCTTGCGTTGTACTGTTCACGATCATACATCATCAGTTTCATAATATCTGCATATCTGTAAGTTGGCTTTGTTGATTCACCTGTACCGCCTGTCTGTACTCCTGCTGCTTTAATAGCTTGCTTCCTTTGCTGATCACCGATTTGCTTAACACCTTCATCAGCTGACTGGATAGTCTGCTCCTTAATCCCTTTTAAGGACTTGTAGGTATCTAACAACTCTAGTGCTGCATCTGAGTCATAGTTATTTGCTGCTTCGTACAATTGCTTACGTACTTTAGAACCTTGAATCCATTCATTGAATTCAGAACTCTGAGCTACGTTAACAAAATCAGGATGCTTCTTCTCAATAATTGCTAAAGCTTCTAATTGCTTTTGGCGAACTAGTTGCTCTTGCATTTGTTTGAGAACTGGGTTGTTCTCCACAGCCTGATTGACTGCCTTGGTAGGATCGTCAAAAAAATCAAACTCTTGAGCCACTGGCTTAATTTCTTCTGAAGGTTTTACCCTTGTTTCGAGTTGTTGCTTGATCAATTCATCAGCTAACTTCCGGACTTCACCAACTTCTTGGGCTTGTCTACCAATAAGCTTCTCAGCTTCTTGATGCATCTTAACAATTTCCTCTAGGGATTTGCCTTGATACTTACTTGGTATTACAACCTCTTCTTGTGTATCTTGAGAGTTATCCTGTGAAGGAGTCTCGTCAATACTGTTAGTAGTGTCTTCGTTAGGTAATTCTTCGTCTTGCAGTTCGATAAATTCAGCCATTTGTATCTCCTGTCGCTATGCGATTCTAGGATTCTTAAAAATAACTCGGTGTCAAGAGCACACTTATGAGTTACGCTTCTTTTCCTGAGCTAACTTCTCAGCACGAACACGATTCCACCGGTCATAACTCGATGGGTGATCTCCTGAGAAAGGCTCAAGATAAATGCCACAACCTGTAATTACCTTACTAGCTGTGTCACCACATTCACAACACTCAACAACGGTTACCGTTTCATCCACGAATCGTTCAGTGTTATGCTTGTTCTCACAACGAAAGTCGTATAGTCTTCTACTCATTATCAGCCTCTGCTTGAAGCTGGTCGTAAACTTCTCTACTTGCACTTTCTAGGTTAAGTAACCAATTAATAATTGATAACTCACCTTTCTTAAAATGTAACTGCTCTAAAGTAGTAGCACCTTTGATACTCTCTACTTCAGGCTTCATTAACTGGATGTCTTCAATCAATTGTTTCCATCCAATAGAAGAACACATTGAAAAGCGTTCTTCGTAGTAATCTTGTA